TGGTTTAAAAAAGATTGATCAATTATGTTGTCGCCGTCGATTGTAATAAATCTATCAGTTTCACTTAATCTAGCACAGGCCTTGTGTGCAGCATCACTTCCTTTAACGCCGTGAACTCTTTTTGCCCACGGCACTTTTTTACACAGATCTGCATAATTGCGTTCTGCATTAGGCTCGTCATAGCTTAGATATATTATGTCATAATCAACTATTTTAAATTTAGTTTTCATTCAAGGATCTCGTGAGCATATGTTTCAAAATATTTAGGCGTATATATACTTACATTTTCTTTATTAAATTCCCAGTCATAAATGAAAGGATAATTTTTATAAACTTCATTTATTAAGTCGTTTAACGTAAATTCTATTGTCCTATATAATATATTAGGATCATATTTTGCAGTAATACTAAAAACTAATCTATCATCAAATTTGTATCCACTTTCTAAAAGTGTTTTTCTAGTAACTCTGTTTAAAATTATGTTCCAACATTTTTTATCATAATTTTGTAATACTGTAATGTCAACATTTTCATTAGTTTGTTTGGCAATATATAAATTTTTTCCAATAAGTATTTTTTGTCCATTATTGACTAAATGGGCAGGATGTAAATTAGAATCAAATTCACATGTTTCATAATCAACTTTATTGTTAACATTAGTTAATTTGACAAAATGTAAATTATCTGTGTTTATCAAAAAAGTGTAAGGATTTATGTAAAATTTTATAAATTTGTTAGACAATTGATTAACTGTGTTTTTTTCACTGTACAGATACAAAAAATTATTAATTAATAATTTATCACCAAACTGTACTTCTTTTATAAAATTTAAAGATTTGTTTGCATCGTCGTATAACTGTACATTTTCAAGAATTAATTCTACATTATCCAGTTCAAAGTCGGTGTTTGATGATTGATCGGTTTTAATTCTATAAACATTATTACTATTCCATACATGTTGCCCCGCTAAATGAGGTAAATTGTTATACCACACATCTACAAATACTCCAGAGTAAATAGTTTCAAATAAATTATATTTTGTGGTTAATACATTAGATTTAAAATCTGTTAATAAAACATCTGTAATGTAAATTTCATGATCTATTTCACAAAAATCATTTAACACATCTTTTTTTAGTTTATAAACAGAGTTATTAAACCATAATAAAGAATTATTATAATATAATTGGTCATTAACATAAACAAAGACGTCTACATTTTCATATATTTCTTCAAATATTACAGTGTTTTCTATTTTTACATCTATACTTCTTTTGTATACAGGTAACTGGTAAAGGGTTTTTTCTATAGAAACTAATTTATGTTCGTATGTATTTTCTTTAATTATATAAGATTTAGCACTCAAATCGTAAACTACGGTAAAATCTTCTAATTTTTTACTACCTGTCATTATTTCCTCAACTTGGGAATAAGGTACTTTTAAAATTTTATAATCGTGAGTATCTTTATATCTACTGTTTATTTTAATAATAGAACCGTTATTTTTGTCATAGTAAACATATAACGTCTGATCAGAATTGATATCTATAATTATATCTTTTAATATTTCTAATAAATTAGACATGCAAATAATTCCTATATCTTTCTATAATAGAAGATTTAATAAAATCTTTTTCTGTATAATGAAGAATACCATTTTGACTGTGATTTCCAATCTTAATTTCACAGTTTTTGTTAATATAAACTCCTACATAATCTTGCCATCTATCTACGTTTTGCGTCCAATTCTGTATTTTTGGTTTCATATGAACAAAATAAGGCAATTTGCTTGTTTTATTTGTAACAACTGTTTCGCAATCTAATATTTTAATAGCAATTGCTGCGGTAACGTCCATTGAAGGTCTACTCGGATAATATTCTTTTATAAAATTGCCGTAAAAGAATTCCCAATTCTGGGTAATTATTTCTAACCATTTATAGAATCTATATGCAAATTCATTTTTTTTGAAATAATGTAATCCAGTATATATGCTAGGCAAATAATTAGCTGTAAATAATTTTCTGTAATAGTCATTTTCTATTTTTTCATTTCTATATGTAACGACATAAGTAGTAAAATATAAATCATAATTTTCAAAATAATCCCACCAAGCCGAAATGTCTTGTAAAACTATCATATCTGAGTCCATTACAATTGTTTGTTCATAAGGACTAGCATGATAAATTTTCCATCTATTTTCAATTTTCCAATCAGACAGCACAGCATCATCATTAAACGGTATGGGTATTATCTGATCGAATAAAAAATTATATTCTTCCGGCACAGTATCATTTGTTATAATAGAAACATTCACTGATGGATTTGTTACTTTTATACTCATTGCTAATGCACAAGCTTGTTCTACATAATTTACGTTAGACAAATTTTGTGCTAATACGACAATTCCTTTATTCTTTTCCATTATTCAAGACCTCGTCTATTATTCTATCTAGACTAAATTTATTCATAACATGAATGTTTAATCCTTTTGTAGATAACGCAGTGTATTCTCCGAGATAGTTTTGTTTTTCAACTAAAAACATCATTTCGTCGTCTTTGTGTTGCCATAAAATATCTCTATCGATTGTATACAGATGTTTGCCTGGTAAGGGTTTAGCAAATTCTCCGTTAGTAAAACCGTTCATTATATGTATTGCTATGCTAAATGCAAAATCGTTTCTGAATAATGATGACTTGATTTGATAAATTCTACTATAATGATTCCACTCGTCTTGAATATGAGCTACTAAATTAAAAAATACATTATTTAATTGAGTTTTTTCAAAATATACTACAGTAGCCCAATAAAAATCAACACTGCTATCACTGATGTACTTAAATTCAGTTTCGTCTCGAACCTTGGCAATATCTTCAGAATTTTTATAAATCAAAAAACTTTCGTTAGATAAAAAACAATTTTTTAACAAACTGTTGTTTATAATATAGTCTGTGTCCATTATTAATGTTTTATCATAAGGCGACAACCAATAGGCTTGATGACGTAGATCATTTTTAAACGCAAGTGTTTTATAGGCCATGCTTCCGTCATGATAAATTTTAGTATTGCGTGTCTGATGATATTCTATAGGAATAATTTGGTCAAAGCAGGAATAATCAAATTGTTTTTTTAAATAATCAACGCTATCAGTTATAATTGAAACAGGTAAATTTAAATATTTTTTTATTCTTGAAGCAGAAAAACAGGCCTGCTTTACATAATCAATTTGACCATTATTTTTTGCAATTAATATAACTCCGTTAGACGTCATTATATCCTACCAAAACATCTATTTTTCTTTTCTTCTTTAACAATTCATATTCTGTATAATATTTGTTAGAAGCAGTGTAATAGCAATCAACAATTGCATCATAAAATTCATTTACATTTTCAATTCTACTAGGCACATCATTGTCATCAGTAATCACAATATTATTATCGTTACCTTTTTCTAACATTAGACCAACAAAAGTTATCAATTCTTTTGTAATTGTAAATTGAGCGCCATTAAAAAAATAAATTAAATCTTCATAATATTTCTCTTTAAGCATACGTTTTTGATTATTAAGTGTAACCATGTAATTTGAAAATTCTAATGCTTTTTGAAGTCGTTCGTCCATAAAATATCTCCATATCTATTATTATATAATAGAATTAAATAAAAATCAAGATTGATTTGATATTAAAGATTTGTTGTTGTAGTACCAGTTGGTGCTACTAAATCAACAGTGTCGTATACTGTTCCGTTTATATTAACTGAACCATCAGGTCTTGCAATTCCAATATTACTAGATAACGTACCTTGCACATTTTCATCTACATTTTCCACAGTAAGATCGTTAAATCCTGCTCTAAATTGAATTGTAGTTGTGCTGTTTGACAATGCGTCTATTCTATAAAACGCATTAGTGTATATACCACCTACAGATCGTGTGTACAAGGATTGATAGGTAGAGGTTAATTGATAATTGCCGATAGCAGATCCAGTCCCTACACCTGCATTACTAAATGTACTATTTGCAGCAAAACTAATAATTCCCATTGAAGATAACGCACTTTGCCACAACAGAGTTTTTGATTCAGCGCCTGCATATGTAATGCCTGCTGATAATCTAATTTGTCCGCCTGCGTTAAAAAAATGTCTTCTTGCTAAGGCAGTCGCAAAAGTTACAGTAAAAATATGAAATATACTGCCGTTCCATGCAGTACTTCTAGTGCTTACAACTGGAACAGCACCAGTAGTTAATAAATTTTCTAAACTAGCTTGTGTAGGTATATGTATAGTGAATTTATTTGTTTCTATTGTAGTCATTAAACTTTCTAGATTAGATATATATGATTCTCTAATTTTATCAGCAGTTAGCGGATTTGCTGTATAATTGCCCACAACAAAAGGATCAACAGTAAACGCTGCTGCTCCAATTTGATGAACTCTTGCTCTTACAATATCAATATATAAATCTCTATACTCTTGATCGTCGATTTTATCAGTTAAATTTGCGTTTGATAAAAAATCGCCAGCTATAGGAAAATGAACATCGCTATTTACAGTTTGTCCGTATCCTGTAGTAGGGGCTCCGGATGAACTAACGCCCATAATTGCAGATATTCTCTGTTGCAATGTATTATATCTAGCAGCGGTGATTTTAACAGACATAGATATTCCTCTTTAACAGAGTATTTATTATACATTTAACTTTCAATAAAAAAATTAGAGAGAAGAATTGTTAGTATATGTTGGAGCAGTTATTGAAACATTAACGTTATCTGCTCTATAATGCTGTATTGTACTTGTTAACACACCTGTTACGTTATTATCAATTAAATTGTCTACTGCAATGTCATTAAATTCTATTCTAAATTGTATAGAACTTGCAGTAGGGGCTCTTGCTTTGATTGTGTAAATATTACCATTATATACTCCACTAACTGTGCCGCCGCCTATTCTATTAAAAACAGTTTGATAGGTGGAAGTTAGTTGATAATTACCTATGGCAGATCCACTACCAGAACCGGTAGTTGCTGTAGAATTGTAATTAAATCTAACAACTCCTGTGCTAGAACAAAGTGCAGTCCAGTCTAAGCCTTTAGGTGTATTAGCACCTGTAATATTACTAGTAAATCTAAATTCGCCGCCACTATTAAAAAAGTGTCTTCTTCTGTCAGAATTAACAAAATTTACTGTTGCTTCATGAAACACTATGCCATTCCATTGCGTTGTTCTTACACTAGAAATCCCTAATTCTAAACTTGCCTGGGAGGGATGCATTAAAAATTTGTCAGATTCTATAAAAGTCATTAAATTTTCAAAATCAGTAATACCCTTTTTAGTGCCGTCTAGATCTACAGTGGTTATACCTGAATTATTAATAAAATTACTTTCTGTTTCTGCAATAGTATTTAAATTTTGTATAATTTGTGCTATAGAGGTAGGAACAGTTCCTGTTTGATGTACCCTTGCTTTTACCATATCAGTATATACAGCGTTTATGTCTGCTGCTTCTGCAATTTTTCCGCTGTTATTAACTTGATAACTAGTTAAAGTCTGTCCGTAACCATTTTGTCCAGCACCATTACCTAAAATTAATGCTATTCTGCTTTGTAAATTATTATGTCGTGCTGCTGTTACATCTACCATGACAAGTCCTTAAACTTTTAATACACATTCTACTAGTTTTTCGCCCTCGTCATTGTTAGTTTCTAATGCAATGCCTACTAACGCAGTTGTTTGTATAGTAGAACATACACCTGCATCCCATGCATAGACTGCTTGTCCTTTTTTAACAGAACCTGTTACTCTTACAGGAACACGACCTACAAGTGCAATTGCTTGCCCTTCTGCATCTGAATTCATTAGATAAGCAGGTTTATCGCTAACTACACCTATACACATATTGCTTGCTGTAGCTGGTTCTACTTCATGACTATCATGATTGCAAACTGCAACCGCAGTACCTACCGATAAGTTACCGCTTGTGCTATATTTTTCAGCTAGGTCTGCATATCTTGCAGCAGTAGCAGTTCCTTGAAACAAGTTTGCAGCAATATTACCTGTTGCATCTCTAACAACAACAGTATTGTTAGTGGCACTTACACTTGCAGTTCTAAAATCTGATCCCACTCTTACGCTGGTTGCCTTTGTTGCTTCACCCACAACACTATAAGCATACACAGTATTAAATCCTAAACTGCTAGTTCCTAGATTAATTGTGTTGTCTGCTGCGGGATTCATGCCTGCCGATGTAACAGTTAGGCTATGAGTACTTGCTCCTGCACCATTAGTTGCTTTGAATTTTATAATTCCGTTAGTACCATTTTGATTTTCGATAACACCTTGGTTTCCGTTTTCAATGTAAATTTTTAGATCTAAATCATTACCTATAGTAATTCCCGCATCTGGAAATGCCACTGTAGTAGTAAAAGTTGGATTTGCTGCGGTAAGGTAGTCTGATGCAAGTAGACCGCCTAATCTTGCAGAATTAGATGCTGTTCCCCAAAACCAATGATCTGTACTGGTTACACCGTTTGTTGCTAATCTAGTGTTGATTAGGGTAATTCCCTTTTTGATTCTATCAAAACCTGTTAATGGAGTTAATGCGTTTAGTGTAAATTCAATGCTGCTAATAACAAACATAATTTCATCATTGATAGTAGCAGCAATTATACTTCTAGTAATACTGCTAGTATCAAGCACTTCTAAACTCACCATTTGAGTTACGCCGTCGCCTGCGTTTTGTGGACCTATCAAAATAAAGTCTGTGCCATCATAAACATAAAGTTGTTTATTTGCGCTGTCCCACCAGAAATCACCTTCTGTCAACCCTGTTGGTTCTGCGCTAGATACTTCTGATCCGCCAGTTGTTCTCCATTTTATACCATCATAAAATTTCATCTTACTGCTTGCAGTATCAAACCACAATTGTCCGCTTAATGCTCTAGGAGGTTGATTTGCTCCAGCAAAGTTTTCTAACAAGTATACGAAATTTTCATTTTGAATTTCACCATAACCTGCATAATTTCTTCCGATAAACTTTAGATCGGTTGTTTGATCTATTGTTCCGTCTTCGACTACAGTTAATACTGTATTGTTATATCTATCTATTTGATAAGCCATTAATTGAACCCCTAGTGATTTATTTTATTTATCGTATTTTATGGATATGCTGTAGATGAGACAAACGTCCAAGCCGATCCGTTAGATTGATATATCATTAAACTTCTAATTGCAGTTAATGACGCTACACCCGATGCAGTGTTTGACGAAACTATGTCTTGAACTACTGATTCGTTTTGTGTTCCGTTAGAATCAACAGCAATTAGAGATTTTGTTAATACTCCAGTAGTGTTAGGAGATTGTGTTATTGTGACGCTAATACCACTTACTGTTGCTCCTGCATAAGACACAGCATGTATTCTAGCAAATTTTCCAGTATTTGCACCAGCCGCAGGATACATATCATTTATAAATGCTGCTACTGCATTTTGTAGTGTTACACCCACACCTAACCCTGTAATATCAAAACTAAATGCTATTGTTTCATTTGCTATTTCGCTATCTACATACAATTTATTAGCAGCATCTTGGTTAGCTGTAGGAGTTGCTAATCCGGTAATCTTTCTATTGTCAGTAATACCTATATCACCGCCAGCAGTAATATTAATTCCTGACGCAGCAACCACACCCAAGGCAAGACTGCTTGTTATTGCAGCGCCATTTATATTAATGCTGTCAACATCTAAATTTACTAATGTTCCAATTTGTATTAAATCGTTAGCATACAAAATATTAGTCAAGCTATCAGTTGTAAGTTTTGTACTTCCTGCTATCTTATACGATAATAAACTAGAAGACAAATTAAAATTTTTGTTAGCTGTCCAACTATTAGTACTACTTTCCCAAGTTAGTGTTTTATTACCATCTGAAGAAAGAACAGTAATACCGCCGCCGTCGATCGCAGTATCATCTCCCAATGAACTGTCATTTAACGAACCTAATTCGATGTTTTTATCTTCAATTCGCAGAGTTGATGTTTCAAAAGTTGTTGTTGTGCCTTCTATAATTAAGTTACCAGTAACTCTTAAATCACCCTCTACATCTAATGTATATTCTGGTAATCTTGTTGTAGTAAATATTCCGACTCTAGCTTCAGATGCGTCTATGTAAATTCCATCTACAATAAGCGATCCGAACGCACTAGATCTAACTCTCAAACTCAAATCATGATTAATAAGTTGATTTTCTATATAAAAACTTTGACCTACAATTTTCTGTACGGTATTTTGCGACAAACCTATAGTAAGACCGCCCGAGTTTTGTATATTTAATGTTCCCACAGTAACACCATTTGAATCAGATGGTAAAAATTGATCAGCAGTTCGTGATGCACCTGTAATAGATATTAATGCTCTAGACGAATCTGCAATACCATAAAATTGAAAGGTATCCTTGTTTATTAAATTAATACCTTCGAAAATTGTTCCGTTAGGGTTAGTTAAGGTAACTAAACCCAGTATTCGTTCAGTGACTGTAGGTACAAATGTAATTGCACTTAATACTGCAACTAAAGTTCCTCCTACAAAAAGTTTAGCAACAGTTCTACTTCTACTTTGCTCATCTAATATACTTGCAATTTGAAATCCACTAATCTGTTGGTTTGCAGTATAATCTGGACCTATAAGAATTAAATCAGTTCCATCAAATGCATATACTTGATTTGTTGCGTTATTAATCCAAAGATCACCAGCAACCATTTGCGGCTGCGTCGCTTGAACTATAGGACCACCACTTGCTTTCCATTGTGCTCCGTTGTATACTTTCAGTCGTTGCTCCGAAGAATCCCACCATAGTTGTCCAGATAACGGATTGCTAGGAGCAGCAGTGTTAGAAAAGTTTTCTAACAGTTTTATAAAGTTTTCATTAAATGCTTCGCCGTATCCGATAAAATTTCTACCTACAAATGTTAAATTTGTACTTTGAGTGTCTGATTGCCCATCGATAAGTTCTGTTAGTAATGTGCCGTCAGTTCTATTTAATTGATAACTCATTTTATTGTCCAGTATAAATTATATAATTCACAGCCATATAAGGATTCATAACATCTATGGGTGTGCCCAACGTAGTTGTAATAGGTTTTTTTACACCTCCGCTTGTAGCCAAGGCGTGTGTTCCGCCCAATCCAGGTTCTATTGGAAAGGTAATTGCACTAGCATCTGACGGAGCACCAGAAGCAACTCTCAATGCATAATACTGATTTCCTGTTTCACCTTCTAGGTCATGTTCATGGTCAGGTATGTTTGCTAATCCAATTGTTTTAGTTTCTGATCCTGAACTGTTTCCTAACCCGTCTGCGGCAGAACTTGTTACTCGATTTGCACTAGGACCTCCCATGTTATCTAATCCAAGTGGAAATCTCCCACGAAGATCGGGCAATGCAAAAAAGTTAACACCGCCGTCGGAGATTAAACTAGCGTCTCTAAAATTAAAACCTATTGCTAACCATAATTCGTTATAATCCGACTTTCTTACTTCAGAGCCATCGCACAATAGCCAACCTGCAGGAGCCTCTTCACCGCCGAATGGCACAAATACACCTGCAGGAACTAATGGTATAGTTTTTAAAAAGTTTCTTTTAGTTATTCTATAAACTCCGGTAGTACCGGTTGTTACGTTTAGTAGTATTTCATCTGCATTTCCTGCATCATACACAACGTCTTTATTAGAAATAAAAGAGTTAGATATTGCAACATTAAATGTTTTAGTTGTACCACCGGTTTGGCCGTCAAATGCAAAACTGGAAGGTTCTACATCGCCTGACAATGCAAATGTTGTAGCAGTAGTTAGCCTGTCTGCGTTGCCCGCTCTACCTGTTACTGTTCCACTAACATTTCCTTGCAAGTTTCCAAAAAAAGTATTGGCGTAAATTTGATCGTATTTGTTGTTAACTGTTCCTATGTTTCTTGCACTATTACTGTCAGGTGCAATATTATTTGTAGTTAACACGCCGCCACTAAGATCAGTATTACCGCCTACATTAAGATTTAACGCAATGCCTGCACCTCCGTTTACAATTAACGAACCTTCGTCGATGTCAGTGCTATTAATTGTACTTTCGATTAATAAAAATCCTGTTGTAGCATCAGCAGGATTAGTACTAATTCTTACATTGCCTGCAACATCCAAGTCTTCTTCAGGCGCAAGATTGTTAATTCCTATTCTTTTTGTACTATCAATACGCATTACTGTATTAGTAGCAGTACCATCTCTTAATCTAATGTCTATTGCAGATCCACTAACGTTGTTCTGTAAAACTCCCACGTTACTGTCTACTGAAACATTGAATTGTCCTCCTAGACCTACTTGAACACCATCATCGGATTTTATACGTAACTGAAAATTTGTTGTAGAAACGTCGTTTGATCTTAAAAAGTTAGATGCCGGAATAACTGCACCGCCTATTATAAGATTTTCTGCTTTTTCTGCTACGCCCCAATATTTTAAAATATCACCTGTTACTGCAACTGAGGTAGAAATATTAATTCCTGCGTTTATTCCGTTCCTAAAACCGTCTATTGTAGTTTTAGGAAAAAATGTTCTACTACTAATAATTACTCTAGGTATGTTATCTATTCTAACAACTAAACAGTTATACGAAACATTGTCGGTGCCTATAATTATTTCAGGTTTTGCTCCAGTAACTAAACCATCTGTAAATTCCGGACCTACTAAAACCCAAGAAGATCCTGAAAACAAATATAATTGTTGTGTTTGCGTATTAACCCATAATTCTCCTGCAACACTATTTGCTACAGACGGTTCACTAGTTGCCCGCTTTAACCCCCCTGCTGCTACCCATGTAGTTCCATCATAGACTTTTAATTGATCTACACCTGTCGAATTATCGTACCACAACTGGCCTTCTACTGGTCTTTCAGGTGCATTCGAATTTGCAAAATTTTCTAAAAGATGTAATAATCCTTCTGCAACGGCTTGTCCATACGCTGTGGTTCCTCTTCCCGGCAAAGCAATGCTAGTTTCTGTATTCAATGTATTGTCATCTACTGTTATACTGCCTTTGTTTACAGTGTCAGTATACCTTACTTCATAAGCCATTAGATATTACCTCCGCTGAGACTTTGTATACGGACTGTATAATCTATTTGTATTAATCTATTCAAGCTTTTTTGTACAGGATGAAATATAACATGCGTAATCAATCTTCCGGTGCCCGACGAAGAATAGCTTCTTAAACCTAATTCATCAAACACATATAAATCATCTGCATTAGTTGCAGTATCAAATGCTTGTTGTCCGTTGGGTTCACCGTAATCTAACAAACAAGTAACCAAGACGTCTGTATAATTTGTACCACTCAAATGCCTAGTTTCTAAATAATTTCTAGCAGGATCAATGTTATTAACACTTCTGTCATCAACTATTTTTGTAAATGTCTGGTTGTATAAACTTGCATTTGTTCCCGTTGAATTTGGGGTCAAATAAGTAATAATACCAGTTGGGTCAACACTAGTGCCACCGTTACCGAAACTCATTTCATGTATCCAGCCTTGACCTGAATTGCTTAAACTTTCTGCAAGTGCAATACTCATATTTTCGTAATGAATAGCATTACGTTTGTCAACGTACACTTTTTGTGTTTCTGGATCAAATATTTTTATATGTCCTTGAACAACTATTCCACTGTTATCTTTCATATTTGAACTCATTTCTTTTCCTATACTTATATTTATTCGGGTAGCATGATCGTTCCGGAACGAACGAAGAAACCAATATCATTTTGTGTTTCTCCCAAGGATACACCAGGTTCAGTCCAAAGTTTTCCTATTTTTCTAATTATGCTAATATTAACTCCATCTGCAGGTATGTCTGTTAATACCAAATTGCCATTACTTAAAGAAAATTCAGGTGGAATTGTTTCATCTGCATCAGGACTGTCTAATCCTAGAGTTTGATTAAATTTTTGTATTGCATTTTTACGCAATCTTTTTCCGCCCACAAACACTTCAAATTGATTTATATTTGTAGGTGTAAAGTTTAAAGTAAACGTATCAGTTTCGCCATCACCGACAATTGTTTGTATTTGCGTAATATCCTTATAAGGAATATTTTTTAAAGAACTTTGATCATATACATCAGATCCTGCAACATGTTTGGTCGCTACGCCTGTACCTAGTGTTCCTCTTCTTAACTGTCTTAGTGTATTATTTTCTTTTACAAAATATTCAATTCTTTCATTGTTTATAAAAATAACACCAGGTAGATTGGCACCTTTATTAGGTTCGGGCAATTGAGAACCGTCAGATACTTCTATTCTTAAATCATAATAATTTAGATCTTGACTTAACTCCGTAGCCGGTGCATCTAAACGTTTATAATGGGTTCTATTCATAATATCTTTGAATTGTCTAAATGCAAATTTTTCAATTCTTACGGGAGAAGTGAATTGAATTACATCTAAAATATCACCCGGATTGGGTTGTCTTAACAATCGTAACTTTGTACCGTCAGGTGTAACTGAATAGTCAACACTAGGTGAAAGCAATTCGCCGTTGACTGCAACCCAAACGTATTCTGCATCAATTGCTAGTTTTCTTAAAGTTACTTCACCGATTGTTAGCCTGTTATATTTTTTATATTCGATATCTTCTACATAAAGAGTAGTTCTTGCTACAACGTCATAGCTTATTCTTTTTAAGCCTAATAAATCATGATTAGTAAATTTAAATATTTCTATAGATTGTCCTACACTTGGTGTAGAATTTAAAATCAATTGCGAACCTATTATATTATAATCACTGTTTGTAAGAACATAAATTGTAACAATATCTCCAGGTATACCGATAGATTCAGTAAGAGTTATACTAGAATTTGCAATATTAATTCTCCACTTGTCAGGAGTTGTGATTTCTTCTCCGTTTATAAACACTACAACATCTAATACACTTAGAGTTCCTACTGGAAATTGAAATGCTTCGATTGCATATTCTCTATCTCCTGTTTGTGGTATAGTATACTCTATTGAATATCCAGGATTTAATATATTATTATCCACTTTAACTAGAACATTATAAGCAGTAGGTTGTGCATACAACGGTTGTGAAGTTAAATTAAACACGTTAGTAGATCCGTCACCTATAAATATATCTTTAGTAATTTGACTATAATTTATTAAATTATTATTCGTAAACACAATATAACTAACTGTTTGATTTTGCAATAACGGCGATGAAAATCTAATTACTATATTATTGTCGATTTCAGACTGTAACAATAAAACAGTTTGTTTATTTCCATCTACTGTTACATGTATGCTATAATTTGAATTATATTTTACAGGTATTACATAATCGGTCGATGATTCATCAGAACTAAAATATCCATAATTTACAATGTTTTGTGCTGCTGATTGTACTGAAATAATACTTAACTCTACACCGTTAATAGGATTGAGTATTGTTGCTGTGTTGTTTATCCAATCTATTGTATATTCGGTGTCATTCAATATTTGATTGTTCATTTTTATCAATACCGCAGGTTTACTTCCCGGAATAGAACCTAAACTATAGGTATCAATTGCACTGTTCATTATATAATTTTGACTATAAATTAATCCCTGGCCGTCTGTGTCTCTAGTATAGACTTTAATATCTAGAGTATCTAAAATCTGTCCTGGAACTAGTTCTTCGGGACCTTTACTAGTTGTAGGTGTAACAAAGCCGTCGCCGTCAACAATAATGTCTTCTGCTCTAGTTCCAGTAGCATTACCATATTGTAGATCACCGCCGCTTAGTGCAGTGTCATAACTGTTTGGATCTGGTTTAAATGCACCGTCGCTAGTTATTTTTCTAATAATTAATACATCATTATTACCAGCTTGAATACCATAATTTGCAATGTCGATAGTTTGTGTCGATCCGTCGCCGACTAGACTTGGCATAATAGCATTTGTGTTATTAACAACGCCTATTCCAAAATTAGGATCATCAATTCTTGTCCCGTTTAGATAGACATTGTAAACTGTGTCTATTTCTAAAGGCTGACTTAATTCTATATTAGTTGTAGATTCATCAAATCTAAAGATTTCGTCCTCAAATGTATTATCAAATTCATCCCACGTGTCTGTGTACCAACCTTTAGTATCCCAACCAGACGGACCGCCAAAGTCATAACTTTTAACTTCTACTCCGCCATAATCAACACCGTCCATTAATTGTGCTAGATCTTTACCTAGCATGCCTGTTAATGACTCGTATCCGAATTGAATTCTATCTTCTGCATTTAGCATTGATAGAGATTTTTTATATTCTATTTTTATGTTACTGCCTAACGAAGGCGGAGTTTTAAATTCTAGCTGTCCTTGAACTCTTGTATATCCCGCAACAGTGTTGGACAGATTAACAACAGTGTATGCACTTCTTAGTTGTTCTTCATCGTTGACATAAACAGCATATGTATTTGTATTAGTGTTTATAGGATATTTTAAATTAAATTTAAAATTAACATTTGTACCTATAAATTCTTCTTCTTCAACTAGTGTAGAAACAAAGTATGAACCTGCAAGTCTATCAAATTTAATTTTGATACTAGGAGTTCTTACAAGTCCGTTTCCTAGAATTGCTGATGCTCTAGCAGATTGACCTCCGACGTCAACTGAGCCATCTATTATAACTTGGGGTGCAGTAGTATAACCTTTTCCTGGATTGGTCACAACTATACTTGTTATAGAACTATATCCTAAATAGGCTCTTGCAGTAGCACCACTTCCCCCGCCACCGACCAATCTAATTACAGGTGGAAATATATAACCGCTTCCACCATTTCTAACTTGTATTTCTTTGACGCTATATCCTACGTTATCTAACCAAAACTTTCTTGGATAATCTTCTGTGTTGTCATCCAGTTGTATTAACGTATTATCTAGAATTTTTGCTTCAGACGGAGTTATACGTTGTAACAGTGTATTATAATAAGGTGGTAAATCGAAATCAGTTGTTGCACTGTTTGTATTATCAATTGATTGATAACTGCTAACAAATTCTCTAATTACAGTTTTAAACGGTTTAACTTCTTCTACATATTTTTGATAACTGGGCAGTGTATCACTATTAAACGTAATATCCTGTTTTAGTTCTCCTAGATTATGATTTACAGATACAAAACTAGTTTTAAAGAACCAATCTACATTATTTTGTTCAGATAATACATATCGTAAACTGGAAATAAACAATTGATTATACTCTACTTTGAGATCTTTAACAAACAAGTTGTCTCTAATTGTTTCTAAAATTATTCTTAATTCTATTCTAGGATCGTTATCATAAAAATATCTATCAAAACTAATATTATCAAACCCTACGTTATTTTTAGAATAATCGTACAGTGTGTCTAAGAATTGAATTGTACCGTTTTGTCTACCGATAGTTTTATAATTAACGGAATAGTCTTCGGTGTTCTCGTTTGCTTCTTTTTGTAATAGTAACCATCCGCCGGTGCCAACATTATTAATTTTAACAATATCGCCTATACTATCAGTTAAACTTGTTAATTGATATGCTTCGTCGATTATATAATCCCATGCAGTATTTTCGTTATATCCTGATTCATACCAATCTGCATAACTCCAGAATAAAGTTACATCAAAATCTTGTACACTTTTTCTAAACCAAATTGCTTGTTGATTATCATAAGAATATAATGCCCATTTGTCAAATACTGTAGAATCTGCATTAATTAACACAGTAAACTTTCTCACTATGATTCTAGTAGTATCAACGTAATCTTTACCTTCGTTTAAAACAGTTACATTATTGATTTGTCCTAAGTTATTAATAGTAATTTCTATCTCAGCATCTGTTCCCGCTCCAAATATTTCATAACTAGGTGCAACTTTGTATCCTCGGCCAGGATTGACAATTCGCACTTTAATCAACTTTCCATTTTGAACAACTGGCTCTAATTGCGCAGCAACAATTTTATTTGTACTTACAAAACGTAATTCGTCTATTGTATCTATAGCAATATCGTATGCTCCATTAAAAATTGAAGGGACAGGTTCTTTTCTAAATAATGGAGTTATATCAAATTCATCAATTACTATTGTTTTTTTCAACACAATATTAACACGTTCTATAACTTGTTTTAATGCTTCAACTCTATTAATAAAAATACTTTGTCTAGGTCTATTTTGAATACCATATCTTTGTTTTACTGACAATTCAGGATTTGGTACTTTTCTGTTTTGTTCATCATATCCTATTAAACTATCAAACCATTTACGTTCAACGTCTGTGTTTGCGTTGCTAGTAGCAACTCCATCTGTTAATATTTGATACACAGAATGCAGTGCTTGATTTGGTTTGTCAATCGTCAACCATTTGATGTTTAAAACAACATCTTTGTTATAAATTAAACTTTCTACGTTGTTTAACACAAATCTATTATTTGCAAGTAAACTTATAAATCTGTAACCCTGTTCTCTCGGATTGGCAATTAATCTTGCAACATCTATAGCACTAATTGATCTATTTTTTCCTGTAGGAATAGTGTTTTTAAATTGAACCCAAAAATAATACTTTGGGGTAAAGGATTGTGCAATACTATCGTATACGTATCTTTCTGTATATTTTTCATCACCATAAAGAGATGTTCCACTAATACCTTGCAGAATACCTTGATCTGTATCTGCTATTTCATCCCATTGACTGGGCAAGTAATCGCTTTCTACCCATTCGTATATTTGTATAGAAGCACCGGGCTGTAGTTCATTCCAATTTGCTTTTTGATATTGAATGTCACTTTGATATGGATAGGTAAATCTAGCTTCTCGCAAATTCCACCACAGTTTTCCTACATGTTCGTCTGCCCAAAAATAATCTAAATTAGCACTTGTGGTATTTGTTCCAGAATTATAAGTAGCTGGATCATAAGGAGTTTTAAAAGTTAACTCTTGTTCAGCAGGTCCTGCAATTTTACCTTGTATAGGATCTATATAATCTAAATAAGTAATAATTTCATTTTTTCTCTTATCGTAAAGAAACGCCCCTCTTATTTTTTCAACATCGACTGGACGTATTAATTCACGTATTACATTCCAAGCATATTTGTTTTTAGCCTTTCTATAATCTAGCACAGTGCCTCTATACAAATCATTGCCCATTCTAGGCATACCTACATAGACATGATTAGTTTTTGCTAAAATACATTCACCAAACAGTGTAGTAGCTAGATCATATCTAAATGATTCACTAAACACTAATGAATTTTGAATAAACTCAAATACATACACACTGCCAGTATCTATAAGCTTGTTAGAAAATTCTGTAAATCCTTTGTCAAATGTTGTAGGACTTCCTGTTTCTACGTCAAACGTTGTATTTTTTTTCATGTCTCCGTTTAGACTTGCTATTACAAGGTTGTCTTCACTCGAATATAGTTGATAACCAAATTTTTCAACTTCTTCATTATTAGGAGAAAATAATGTTTGTGTTAAAACAAATGATCCGTTAACTTGAGAATATATATAAACAATTCCTTGATCTAATTTATTTTCATCGTTAAATGGTTCACTTATTGCAATTTTAGATCCATCGGGAATCATGCTTACTGCTTCTGCAAAACCATCGACATTATTTGAAGCAGGGATAGTTTGACTTAATACATATTTGTCACCCAACAATCTGTATATTAGTACTTTGATTATACTTGTACTGTCATTGTTTACTTGTTGGCTAGTTACAGTTAATATAGTTCCATCTTTTGAAACATCAAAATTCTTAGCAAATCTTTCAATATTTGTTGCAGGATCAAAAACATTTTCATTATAAAAAGCATTACCGGTTAGATTCGGCAAATATCCCAAATAATCTATATTAGAATCTAATAAACTCCAATTGTTTAAACTAAACGGAGCTCCCGCAGCGATATTTGTTTTTGCTTTATAAAGATTTCCAAACACTACAATAGAGTTTATTGCATAAGGGTACTGGTTGTTCCATTCACCTCTGTAATTTTCATCTTGTCCTCTACGCCAACTAATCTTATTCCATAGAACAGTGTCATTAATAGAAAATTCGGTTTGAATGATTACATCTTTTCGTGCCTTGTAATAATTTCCTTGATATTCAACAACTTCATTTCTGCTATAAGTTTGTAATCTACTCCAGACGCCTGCAAAAATTTCACTGTCAAAAGTTCCATGTTTAAATATTTCAATAGAACCAGGATGTTCTCTAGTTGCATTTCCTACACTAGAAACAAACAATGTATATAGGTTATTTTTCTTAGTCAGTTTAACTTTTTTACCAAACTGTTTATTTTCTATTGAATATTCTGATACAATTAGATCTATCAATCGATATCCTGCTTGCGTATTTCTGTACAACGCAACAGCACCTGCGTTATTTGGACCTGCTGTTCCAAAGTCATTAGCACTTATATTATAAACTTGAACATAATCTTTGTTTAAACTGTTCGGCGGGTTTTCATCTCTACCTATACCAGTCTGATTTAACAATTCTTGGAAAAACCAATACTCTTCGTCTATTATAGATGGATTAGAAACAATGTCAAACGTATTAGGAAGAAGAGGGTTTGATCCAACTGCTACAGTATTTTTAATTAATATCAACTGTCCTATAATATTATTTCCAACTGCAACATCATTATTAAAATCGTTTACGGTACCTATAATTCTGTTAACATCGCCCGGGCCTCTTCCAAATACAGGATCTACATTTGCAAGTCTTCTTAGTTGCACTGTTTGTATGTTATTCAGTAATTGCCAATTACCTGAAATTATTTTTACATATACTCTAACATTTAGGAAATCTCTTTTATAGAACATGATTCGTGCTCTACTAGTAGATGTAGACGTAAATGTACCTATAGGTGTTTGAACGTCTTCTAATATATCCCCTGTTCCTGCACCCCTATCTATATATTCAGTTCCATTCCAAAAATATCTTGCAATAGGTTCAAACGGATTACCTGTAAAGTCAAAATTAGTATATTCAAAATCAATATATCCATCCCATAAATCCTCTACTTGGAGTAATTTGTTTAATACATCATACGAAAGACCAGCAGATGCTACATCTACTACTCTATTATCTCCATCATAAAGTCTAAATTCGTATTCGTTGCCCAGTGACAAGATATTTGTAAAACTTCTACTTCCTCTAATTACAAATAGGTCTGTTCTTCTTGGTTCTAGAAAATTGCCGTTGTATTCAGAACTTAATTGCTCTATAAAACTACTTCTGTTGTTATTTGAAATAAACGGGCCTACAGCACTTATAGTAGATTGAATATTAAAATAGTTGTTTTCTAATCTAGTTTCAGTATTTCTTATAAAGTCTACATATACCAGTCCTCTGCCTGTTTCTGCCCATGTACTTCTATTATTGTAAGAAACTGTATTGATTAACCATAAACCTCCCAATGTTTCTGCAGGATTGTAAGTTAATTCTTCAGTATAAAAACCTATAAATTGTGTATCATTTACAAACAATTCACCGGTTAGGTCAAACGTACCATTGACATCTGTTAAGTAAATAACTGCACTATCTTCTTTTATGTCAATGTAACTAATTATACCCGATCCAGTGTCGGTTGACACTCTGTCCGATACTAAAGGCAATGTAATAAAGACAGGAATTACAAAAATTCTTTCTATTTTTGATACAATAGTGTGTGTTTGTGAAATCAAATCTAAACTAGTAGAATTATTATACAATTCGGTAATAACGCCATTCCATGGTTCGTATTCATCTAATGTAGGATAAGCATAACTAACTTTATTCCAAAATAATTTTATTTTGTCTCCTGCCTGACTTGCATTAAACATATCAGCAGGCGGTCTAACTAAAAAGTGATCAGTTACACTGTTTTCTAACCCAGGATTACCTGTAAATAATAGATTTATTTCTGTACTATCTGCTGTTTCAGTTTGAACAATGTTTACATATGTTTCAAATGTTGAATAGGTAATTGCTGCAAGTTCAGGTAATATAGTTCTATTAGCTCGCCATAGTGTTTCTCTATATTTTACAATGTCATTTTTGTTATAAGTTTGAGTGGGGTCAAATAAACCTCTGTATCTAGTTAACACTGCACTTGCATTAGGAATTCCCACTGCTAAAAATTTACCATCTTCACTTATAGAAACGCTTTCGCCAAAATTCGAATCTACAACATTATACAAACTACTAGGTGGAGATATTTCTTGTTCTAGTATTAAGTTATTGGTTTCCAAAGTTCTACGATAATAATATACAGCACCATTTTGATAATTTGCAGCAGAAATAAATAGATTTCTATTATCATCCGTGACACTCATAGATCTGCTGAATTCTTGTTCAGTACTATCCCAAAGTTGTGGATTTACTATAGTTTGTAAATTTTCATAAACTGGTTTGTTTTCTAATACAGACCAATCGCCGTTATTATAATTGTCTATCCAAATTTTTTGTGCAGGATATAGAGCTTGTTGTACAAGTTGATTTGCTGCTGTTAAATTGTCTACTCTAACAGGTCTAAGTTTAATCAAATCATATTCTTGATCTGCAAATTCTGATATTTCGTTATCTTCTGGAACAACGATGTTGAATCTATTAGATTTTACACTGTCTACTTTATAAAGACCAAATATTAAATACTCTGAAGCACCTTTTATACCTACAATATCATCTTTAGCAATAATGTTTGTAGTCCAACGATCTATTACTATTTCTAATAAAGTTTCGTTCAATGAATTTTTTTCTTCATTATCTACAAGTTGATTTACTTTAGCAATACTTTTAGTAATTTGATAAACAGTCCATTCTTCGCTGTTATTGTCTGTTAACCAAATATATTCACCAAATGATACTTGATTTATGTCACCTGTTGCTAATTCTAAAATAGATCCTGCTTTATATTCAACATCATCTTCGTGTACGTAACCTCCCGACAACACATATTCTTTTAAATTAGTAGTAGGAAATGGAGAATGGTTATAATTTTCAGGTTTATCCCATACTTGGAATGGTAAAATTCTATATATTTTATCAAAATTGTCTTTAGGCAGTGAGTTTGTTAACTCAAATGCCTGTGGTGATTCCTGAAACTTAGTTTCGTCTAATTCAAATTCTACCTGTTCAATGGCTGATGCAGCACCATATCTTCCTGTTTGAATAGCCCACTCTTCATAAAATTTTAAACTATCTTGTCCTGCTTCGCTTAGTTTATTAAAAAGTTTTTCTAGAGCATTTCTAGTACCCTTTTCTTGAATAAATCCTTGATAGAATTTATATTGAGAAACGTCATCATTGATGATGTTAGCAAGATACTCTCTTTTTTGATAACCTATTAAATGTTGTGCTAATCTTTGCTGTTCTTCATCAAAATTGTCAGAATCTAAATCATAAAAATCAGTAAATTGATTTATTCTATAATCAAAGTTAGTTATCAATTGAGATTCTGGTTTTTCATTTAATCTAAACCAAAAATTATCAACAAACACATCAGAACCAGTGACTTGATATAACGCAACATAAAAGAATTGTTTGTATTTTACTAAAGAACCTATAGCATAATCTTGCCAAGGTTCCCATTCTAACACAGTTGCATCATCATAAACAAACCCAGGTATATTGAGACTGCCATCCCAATTGTCTGATCTATACCCTAATATACGAAGTCTTTCTTGTCTATAACCCGTGTTAGGTTGGTATATTATGTCATTAAAAATTGTTCTGTTATCTAACAGTACTACGTGTTCTTTTTGCACAAGAGGTAATTTTATATTAAAAATACCATCATCTGTATTTTTAGTTGAAAGACCGAAGCTGTTTCTTTCTCTTAGAATACTTCCAAATCTTCTTTCTAATGGTAATCCGTCTGATTTTAATAGTGTGTATTCATAAAAATCATCATAAATGTCATCGACTACAGCATAATCTTGTTTGAAGAAGATTTCATTAGCAGCAGAACTTAAAACAATACTAGATCCTGCTGCCCAATTTTGAGTAGTCCAGAATAAGAATTCTCTTGCAGAATGATCCCAATTTTCTACAAATCCAGTGTCTTGATTAAAGAAATTAAATTCAAAACCTGCATTTTTAAGGTACGCATCATATCCTAATATAAAATCAACCACTGCTTGACTGTCTACTAATTTGGCGCCATATATTAATTTATTGGTAATATTTTTATTAAAATTTCTTCTAAAAATAGCAGTTTTTCCGCCGACTATAGGCAGTTCTGATAACAGCGCAACATTATTTTGTGTAAAAACGCTAGAACTTGTAAAGTCTCTAATTACGCGATAAAATCTATTTTGATATGCAATTACCTGTCCTCGTGCATAGGTTTTGTTTTCTTCCCAATCTACTGTAACTTCAGAAATTCCGCCAATATTAACTACAATGTCGCTACTAGTTTCTACAAAGCTATAATAATTAAAATAAGGAATATCATCGTTATATCCCCTTATAATATATCCGTCTGCTTGTTTTTCAATTACAATTCCACTGTAAACGAGTGTATCAATCGGAGAACTAACATTTAAAAATATATTGTAATTTTCTTGAGGGACAAACACGCTTTCTGCTTGTGATTTAATAGGAGATTTACTATCTAAGATTATTCTAAATTTATTTTTATCTGTAAATCCGCCTATTTTAATACCTAACTGATTAGTAATATTTTGCACATCTGATTTGTAATCATCATACACTCTAGATACATTGCTTTGTATTAAATTTGTAATATAATTTACTAAACCACTTGTTAAGAATAGACTTTCATCAGTAGGTGCTGTAGGAAAAACAATGTCCTGTAATGTGATAGGTTTTAATGTGGTTTTGTATACATATTGTCCTACGAGATTTTTAGTAATTCTCGATGTATCGAATCCCAATCCTATAATTTTTGCAGGTTGATTAAGCATCCACGATTTAATTACAGCAAATGGATATTCTGAACTGCGTCTCCAAGCAGTTTCTACAGGAGCATGATCACCAAACGCAAACGTGCTATTTGTAAATCTAAAAAATAAGTTTTGAGCATAGTTAGCAGCAATAGGGTCTTTTAATCTGCCTTGATTGTCTGAAGGAATAAAATTCTTTAATCCAGGTCGAACATACTTAGGCAAAATTTTAATAGATTTGTTAGGTTCTCGAACAATACCTTGCTCTAAGTCATCCCATAAAATCAAGTTATTAGAAGTATATGGTGCAGGTCCATAGGTTTGATCCCACCAGATTGGTTTAATAGTAAAACCTAACATTTCCCAAGGATGACTATGCGGACGATCAGTATCAAAGGCTTCTATATATACGCCACGCCAAAAACCCGGAAGATTTTTGCCATCAACAACACTAGTTTGTGCTCTATAATTAAAAGTAAACGGATTTTCTCTATTATAAAAATTATTAGATGTGTAATCATTATCAACAATTCTTAACCATTGAGTGAAGTCTTTCAGCATTGAATTGTTAATATTATCTTTAGAAATGTTTGTATTTCTAAATTTTCCACCGATAAAATCATGAATGTCTATTATATCCGTGTTGTACGTTGCTTTAATATTGTTGTAAATTCTATTTTCTAGTTCTAATAGTAGATTATCTCTAAAATCTTTGTAAGCCTTAATATAACTACCATCATGTCCTCTAATCATAGCTATCCCAATCGGGTATTCGTCATATTGAATATTGTCTTGCGCTGCCAATGATACTACATTTGCAGGAGCATATATTAGTCGATTTAAGCCTTTAAATTGTAAAAGAACAGAACTATTAGCAGTATCTGCTAGTTCTGCAGATCTTTTAGAAATATATACAGGATAAAACCATCCTCTTTGATTTTGATTATTGTTTAATTCACCATAGATCTTAAATGGTCCGTTAACTGTTGGTTCGCTTGTGAGATACGTATCATCTATTGTGATTTCTGGTTCATACTTGGGATACAGCCCTAATTTTGTCGGAGTTTCGGGGACAAAACTACCATTTGTAGTTTCATATTCATAGATATCAATAACGTCGCCTTCTTCTTGGTAACTGTTAATCAATACGTAACCGTCTGTATTAAAATTATAATCTCTGTTAAACACCAACTGTGTGCCATTTAAGTAGACCAATACAGACTTGTTAGATAGATTTGTTAAATCAAAATTTTGAGATAGTCCGTAAAAAGGATTTCTTTCATCTAATACTTCGTAAGATATCTTATTAGTTGTGCCATACCCTAGCATATCAGAAAAGTAAAAAGGTTGTGTCTTGATTTTGTCTTTGTTTAATTCCGTTAATATTCTGTCAACATGTTCTTTAACAGGACCGTCGTAACCTAACAATGTTGCAGTTTCTAAGAATATTCGTTTAAATCTGCTGTATTCTCTTCTAGAATATTCTATTGCCTTTATTAAATTGTATTTTTTATTTGTAATATGATATGCAGCTAGATTTATTGGACCGCTGTGTTTAACAAATCGTTTTCCGTAAAAATCTAAATCTCCTAGATCTCTTAGATTTGAAGAACCTAAATATAATCCTTCAAACAATCGGATGTCTTCCAACATCCAGTTAACATGATCTATTACTTCTCCCAAAGTAAATGTAGTAATATCTTCGTTAAGTGGGTTTCTTTCTAGGTTAATAGGAACATCGTACCAACCGTTTGCATTTTTTACAGCAGACGAGGTTGTTTTGATTAACAATACATCATTTACAGATAAATCATTGTAAAATCTTATCAACAATTTATTATTAATTTTATCAAGTTCGTAATCGTTAAATTCTTTTTTCAAATTATTATTAACAAAAATATTAACTTTAATGTCTGTTAATTTGGTAGGTTTATCATAAACGTCAATAGAAAAATTGTTAGTTTCGCCTAACTTTGCAACATACTGTCTCAATACTTTTTGCTTAGAATTGTAGGGAGTCTTTGACCAACCGTTTGCATATTCAAACTCGGTTCTATTACTGTACTTGCGTAAATTACCCACACTTGTAGAAACATTTATTAATCCTAGCCCAGATTGAACGGTAATTGCATCAGTTAATAGATTAAATTCAAAAAGAATATCGCCAGTATTGTCTATATTTCGATATGCTAATGGAAATCCTAATTCTGTATCTGCTCTACCATCACCTATACTATAAGAAAATATTTTTGTTCCTTTGAAATTAGAACTATCAAAAACATTTAGATCTCCATAAAAATTACCTTGTGGGCAGCAAAGATCAAACAGAGGCGGTTGATTGGTTGCAGTTTTTGTTTGTCCTGTATGCCATTTTCCATTTTGGTAATAATATGATAGACCGGCATTTTTTTTACCTTTAGTTACAAATACCGTTTCTAATTCCAGCGGATCAGAATCAACAGTAGCTATCAAACTTATTTGTCTAATATTGTTTAGTCTAACAAATTTAACTTGAAAAATCTTACCGTTTACTAGTATATCAGGATCTGCTAGAAACAAAATTCGCATTCCATCTACTAAGTCTATCTCGTCAATATTGTAACCGATACTGCCTTCAATAGTAGAAAATACATCTTGAGTAAAAGTATCAACTAAATCAATATCTACTTTAGCAAAGGTTCCGTATTGGTATAGTTTTAATCCTGATTCAAATTCAATAATCGGTCTTACTGCTCTATTAGATTCATCAATATCAACTGAGATATTGTTATATTCGGCTGATTTTATTATTATATCTTTATGAATCCATCTATTAAATCTAGTCCATGGATTTTTATCTAAGCTTGCTCTATTAATTACAATATATTCTTTATTTACGGGTGTAAATCTGCTGTCTTCAAATGGTACAGTGTCAAACCCTTGAACGTCAAAAGGTACTGCTACTTCGTCTGCAAATGCGGAAGGAATAATTAAGGATTGTTCATTAATTAGTTTTATTTTATCACCGACACCTTCTACATAATAAAACCCTGTTTCGTAGGCAGAAGGAATTACATCACCTTGAAAATAAATTCTTAAACCGTTCGAAAATACAACACCATTAGCACTGGTATAGGTCTTTTTTCCTAAAACATCGTTTTCAACATCTAAAAATGCATTTTCTTCTATGTCGTAGATTCTCATTGTACCACTAGTGTCAATGTTATTTTTTGAAATATAAAATAACCTATCAGGAGCATTAAACGGAATTGTAAATTCTATTACACCTTTTTCTACATAGACATTGGCAATTTGTTCGCCTTCTTCACCTAATTTAATCTGCCCATCAGAATAGATAGTTGATACATTTTCATTATCTTCAAATCCCACTAATCCGCCTGCTGCTGGTAGTATGATAAAATCGCCTATATCATACTCGTTTCCATAAAGTGTTGCGTCAAACAAGCCTGGTGCTCTAACTCCGTCTCTAGTTGCAACAATAATTGCATTGCCAGGAGTGAAACTTCTAGTCAAGGCAAATGCCATTGGATGACCGGGAGTATCTATTTCAAATCTATATTTTTGTCCTCTGTATAGTTTTAAACTGGGATTTCTAGTAAATCCGTTGGGTGAAAAAACATATGCAAAATTATCATCTTCTTCTACTACAGTTACAGTATAGGTACTAACAACGTCTCTACTTTGTCCTCGTACTGGTACACCTAAAGGACCGTTTGGCAACCAATAATATTCTCTAAAATTAACAAATTTGTCCCAGTCAATATTGGGGTTCCACGGATAAGTTTCTTGTGAATTTAATACAGAATGATCATCTACGTTACCGCCTAAATTCTTAATTTGATTTATGTAATCATTATAATCTTTGTAGAATGTTACATTGTTTAAATTATCTTTAATTACTAACGCAGGCTCTAATTGGTAATTTTGTCTATTACTTGATACATCCGGAATATAAGTGTCAGTGCTAGTAAAAGACTTTGAATTTCTTCTACCAAAATATCCATTAAGTTTTTCAGCAACGCCTGGTTGAATCAGTTGATCTAATGTTGCCTGAAGAAATTTTTGATTTGCTTCTGTTCTAAAAAATCTTGGTAATAAACTAGCGGCTGTTCTTTTATTGTCACCCGGAACTGGTAAACCAAATTCGTTTTGTGTATTTTTAGCCATTGTTTACTTAACTCCTACTTATTGAACTTTGAATTCCGGATAAAGATCTAGATACACTGGTTATAACATTACCAGTTGCTTGTAATTCTGTTGCTGTTATTTGATCTATTATTTCTACATCAGATACTTCTGCTGCGTTTACAAAAATCTCATCACTTTCTGATTTAATTTCAAATAAACTACCAAATGCTTGATTTGATTGTTTAGGTACTATAACTACAGAAACTAAATTAGGCGAAAGTGTATTCATTACATACGCACTTAATTCTTGAAAATAAAATGTATCGCCAAAATTCCAGTTTTCTATTGCAAAGAATTGATTTACAGCATCAATAACATTTGCTTTTAATTCGTTATTGTTAGTAACAAGTGTTGGGTTTTTTACAATCTTAAATGTAACTTGTAGATCTTCTCTTGCTTTAGTACCAAACAACATCTTATACTTAACAGGATGAAAAACAATTTCGTCACTTATTGATTTAATTTTACCAATAGCAGTTCCAAAATTTCTAAATAATTCATCTGTGCTAGGCGGCAATGGTTGAGTTGTCAATCCACCGCTTAGATATTTTCTAAATTCAGTATCATAGGTTTTTGTTAATACAAATATATCAATAATATTACTTGCAGCCGGGTCTATTCGATAAGAAGAATCTGCTACATGAATGTATTGAAACTTTAAGTTGTCTCTGCCTATATATGCTTTATATAAAGTATTAAAACTTATATTATTTTTTGATTTGTTAATTTGTTTAAAAACTGTTTCTTCTACAAGATAAAAAATTTGCCCCTCTTCGTATTGGCTCCATGCACCGATCGCTGCTTCGTTTTGTTTAATAATTATTGTGTTTGCAGAATTATCAAAATACTTGTAATCTTCTACGCCATCGCTAGAAATATATTTTTCTTGGAAAATATATTTTGTGTCAGGATTTGTAGTTTCGTTTACAACATCTTCAAACAATTGTGGATTGTCAACGATTCCGTCGTCATCAAAATCGTTGAATTGTATTTCTATTTTTCTATTATCAATGTATCCTTCAGTGTCCCTGTATGAGTCACTAATGTTCCAAGTATAATCTTGTGTAAATGGAAACAGACTATCAGGTTTTCTATTGATGTTTAAAATTTCTATTCTATCTCTTACAATTTGTCCAGTTTTTGTATCATAAATTTTATCTGCACTATCAAAATAAAATTTTATTTCGTTTGCACTTTCTAAAAGATATCTTAAATTTCTGTAAGTAACAGAATAGGATTCTCCGTTGGTCTTTAAATAAAGAACCCAACTGCTATCTAAATTTTGATTAGATGTATTACCTTCTTTACCTAACGAAAAGTTTTCTACTGTATTGATGTTTTCTGCTGTTATAATTTTCCATTGTCTGCTGTTTTGATCATATCTTAATGCATAATCTTGATAGGCAAATGTTCTATCAATGATTTGTGTTTTTACATCATTAGTCAATGTTCTTGAAAATTTAGGAATAATTTGATCTAATACAGCACCTTGAGATATGTAATCATTAAATAATACAGGACCAATTCCGTTAGTGTCTACACTAGAACCATCACCTGTAACACTGACTACTTTAACCCACTTATATGCACTTGCTCCTAATGCATTTTCATTAGTTGTTAGTGTTCCATCCTTTAAGAAATATTGGGGATCTCCTGTATTAGTAAGTGGTGCAGTAAATCTACATAATGCTCCTGTCTCTGCAAACTTTAAATTAGTAGAAGTAAACGAACCTAATTTTAATGCTACTCCATCTTGATCAGCAAAATAACCAGTAGAACGGTTTGTAGTAAAGGTTTCTAAATTCCAAGATATGTTCAAGTCACTTAAAATTATCCTATTAAATTTTCCTAAATAAAAATTGTTAACATTCACACTCGAAATAATAGGTTCTATAGTGTTAATAATAATTCCCTCAATATCAGATTGAGTTACAAAAGTAAAATTCTTTTTTCTGACAAATTCTTCTTTAAATATCACACCATCGTCTGCAAAAAGATTAGTGCTGGAATATTTTCCACTGGGATCTTTTAAATCATAATATCTACTAATACCACTGGCAATTCTGTTTACACTTTTTGTTTTAACTATTTCTTGACTTATACCCAAAGGACCTATATTGTAATCTTCTGCGGTAATTAATCTATTTTGAGTATAATAAGTTGCAGGAGCATTTGCTTTAATGTCAGCATTAGTTTCTGTCGGTCTGGCATTTGTAACTGTGTACTTTAAACTTAATCCTATAGTAAGAGTTTCCTGTGTGTTACTTTTGCTAATATACGGAATTTCGATATTGATATTGGTCATATTGCCTGGTGATACAACACTGTTTCGATTGTCTGAAACTCTGTAGTAAACTTTAAAGTTTCCATTAGGTAAATTACCAAAAACACCATCGCTAAAGATCAAGTTAATTCTATCATCTATTCTAGAAACTACCGCATAGGAATTTCTTATTCCGGCAAACAAGCTATTGTAGATAATATTATTACCTTCTACTGATTCTAATTTAGACCATAAGCTGTTTTCAAATCCGTTTGAATCTGTACTATATAACCAAACATCGGTGTGATTAATATTAACTGCATCTATAGAAATAATTTGATTAGGAATGGGTGCTTCTACTAAGAAACTACCATTTTCCAATCTGCCTTGTCTAAAATGCATAAAAAATCCACTGTTAGAACTTCCAGGACCTTGCCCGTCATCTCTATATAAAAACGCGGGATTGTTTCCAGGCAAAGGAGGTTCTTCTACAATGTTACCATTTTCTATACCAGTGCTAACTATTTCAAATCTTGTACTTATACCTTCTACAGTTTTAGAAAAACCAAAAACAGGAACGTCAGTGTTAATTGCATTTATTCTGTATTGTTCGGTTGACACATTTGCAATAAGTTCAGTTTTTAAAGGTCTGCCTATAGTGTTATTAACAGGCAGTGCTGCATTTAGAATTTTAATAAACTGTTCTAAATAGTTGGGGTTAGATCTATCATTCCATCTTACTACTGTTCCGGCTAGATTAAAACCAGTGCTGTCTCTTACAGTTTCACTAGTAGAAACTGTATCAAATTTTAATAGCCCGTTAGCAGGTTGATTGCGTGTAGCATTGTAAGATATAAGTCTTGCTAATCTTAAAACGCTTTCTCTGCGTTCTGCTGTTTCTAAGAAATTTTCTCTAGCATTAAGGTCAACACGGAAACTTAAATTCTGTCCCAAAAATGCAATCAAGTCGATCAATGCAAGATATTCTGAACTTTCAATATAGTCATTAAAATCTTCTGGATAGTTTTGACGCAGATAGTTTATCATAGTTCTACGCAAATTGTCAAAATCATAACTTTGAAAATCTGCATTTCTAAAACTTTGATAAATTGCTTTCCAATCTTCTGTTGCTAATAATCTAGACTGTCTGTCAGTTGAAGACATAGTAAATTTCCTTATCTATATAAGGTATTTATCTTAATAATTAACAGCGTATATAATTATATTAGGTTTGTTCTTTGATCAAATCTATAAATCATTTGGTCTGAAATATTGTAAGGCAAATATGTTAAAGTACATCTTATTTCTATGCCTTGTTCGTAACTGTCAATTAATATTTCATTAACTTGCACTCTTGGATCATAATTTACAATGTCTGTAACGTTCTGAATAATTGCTTCTCTAACTTGATCAGTAAAAGGTTCAAATAGCATATCCCAAATTATACAACCAAAACTAGGATCGCTTAGTTTTTCTCCTTGTCTAATATGAAAATGATTAATAATATCTTGTTTTATCAATTCAAAATCATAAAGAGCAAAATTTTCAGTGTTTTCACTTACACTAGAAAATCCTCTGTAAGCTCTACCTACTTGGGCACGTTGTGGTCCGCCCTCTACTACTACTCGCTTGTATAGATTTTTTTCTAATGTACTCATTATGCTAGTCCTTTTTTAACATTTTGTATTGCTCGTGCTATAGCAGCATTATATGACGAACTGTAGTTGCTCCAAGTAGTAGCATCGCCTTTATTAACTATAGGAGGTTTAGGTTGTCTACTAGGAGTTTCGTCATAATGAATACCCCAATTATAACCTGCTATGCCTGGCCTTACCCCTTTTGCATTAGCATTGATTACTAGTTTTTCTACTAATTTTGTATATAATTCTTGTCCATATGGAGGAGTAATTCTTTGATTTTGAGGATCAATAATATAAAAATCTGCTGCATAGCCGCCGGGATGGTTTTGTGTTCCTTCTTTTCGTGTTCCTCTGCCGCCTTGCGGTGTAATTCTCACTTTGTAAGTAGAACCTAATGCTTCTATAACTGCTTGTTGCATTGCATCGAGAATATATTGTCTAGGTAATTCAGGATCATCACTTAATACATTAGGTGGCAACTTACTTGTATAATCCGCATTATATTCTAAGCCATCTGGATATCTTGATTGTCCTGCAGGTTGTCCTGCACTTTCGTTAGGATTATATCCTTGACCGTGGAAATCACCTGCATCCCCGCCGCCGCCGCCACTTACAATGTTACCGCCACTTCCTGTAACTCTAGTACTACGAGCTAATTCTCCTTTATTTTTTAAGAATGTATCAGGAGTTAATATTCTATCAGCAGATGCTACATCTCCGGGATTTTCTCTATCCGTTTCATGTTTTTTAAAATTCAATGGAGCAAGGTTTTCGTGATGAGGCCACGGTTCGTGTTGTGGTGCTCGTAACAATATGCTATCGTACTGAACAGGTGTTAACGAGCCCGGTATAATGTACGGTAGTGTATAGGTCGACAAAAGGATAACAGGAGTAGCATCTTCTGGCAATGATGACTTTGTCGCAGGCAATGCAGGATCTGCAATAGCAGCAGGAGGTCCGTTTAGATGAATGTTTGGAGATCCTGTAATGTAAACGTTATCACCTGTTGATCTAATATTCATACTATCTGTACTTGTAAATTTAGTTCGTTCACCCGATAAAGTATTAATATCGATAGCTGCTCTAACTTTTACATTTTCCTTTGACCATATATTAACGTCACCGTCTACATCTAAAAATGATACTCCTAAAACTCTGTCGTGCAAATTAGATTCCGAAGTTCTATAAAAACTGTGGCCCGAAGATTCGTGTGTGGCACTGTCTGAACGCTGAAATATATTTGCATTTGAGTGTAAAAAGTAATTGTTTTCAACTGTAGTTTTCATTTCTTTTCTTACTAAAACATCTGCAGAACCTCCCACAGTCAATTTATAGTCTTTTCCTACATCTATGTTTGTATTAAATAAACTTTCAATTTGTACTCTACCACTTTCTTTCCCCTGTTCAAATTGTTTTCCATCACTCCATCTTGCAGACGCTTTAATATTGACATTTCTGCCTGCTTCAAGGTTTATATCTCTTTCTGCGGTAAAGTTTAAATCAGCGTCAGTCATAACGCTAATGCTATCTTGAGCATGTATATCAATTTTACCATCTGACGATAATTCTATCCAAGCAGTACCTCTAGAGTTGCTAATATAAATCATGTCTTCAGAATTGTGTAATAGTATTTGATGGCCGGTTCTAGTACGAATTCTAAAAAGTTCATTTTGAGGAATAGTTTCGTCACCGCCTGGTTCGCCTACTTCTTTGTTAATGTAAATAGGAGGTCCGTCTTCTGCATGAGTTGCTCTGATAAACTTATCGTCGCCGTCATCCATAACAATGCTAGAACCACCTAATCTGTTAAAAGGATAGTCAACAGGTGCCCTATCATCTCCATATTTTGTAGTAGGATGAGTAGCCCTTTTATCTAGCGGTCCCGGTGAGCTCCAACCAAAAACCATGCTAGGGGTTTCTCTTCTAGCACTGCTTGTAGTTGTTCCTCTTGCTTCATCATATAATAATCCCTGTGTCTCTAAAACTTCAGTAAAATCTTTGTTATAAGGTTTAGCAAAAAGGGTAGGATCAATTAACGATCCATCTTCTATTAATTTATTATATTCTCCAACAGGTAATTTTGCACCTTTTAAATTAGGCGGTGTGATGTTAGTTGTATTAATAGTAGAAGGTCTGCCATCAGGAACCATAAAGTTCATACCATGATCTTGAATACAACCTATCCAATATCCGTATGCTGCGTGGCCTTCTGCAAAAATTACTAAAACTTTTGTTCCTGGATCAGGCGGTACTGCCCAAAATCCATAACTCTTTTGTGTAAATTGATACCCGTCATTTTCTTTTAATCCTTTAACAGGAGTAACACCATAAAATGGACTTAGATATTTTACCATAACCAATTGTCCAGAACGTTCTGGCGTACCGGTAGCACCTCTTTTGCGTAGTAATTCAACTTCTAGAGAACCCATACTCAATGGATCTAAATGATTGATTACGATTGCTTCATAGGGACCTATGTCTAAAATAGCACCATCTTCTAATCTAGTTCTCGTATATTGATATGATGACATTTAATATTCCTTAAAATGGTCCTGTTTTTGCAGAAGGTTGAGGTAATTTTTTAGTAGATGCACTGCCGTAAAACTGCTTGTCAACGTTAACTTCTTTCGGTCCTGCCGGAGTGTTAATTATCTGTGTTCTTTTTACAACAGTTTGTGGTCCTGCTGGAGTTTGTACAGTTTCAGTTTTTAAATTACCTACCGGTTCTCCTTCCAATAGTTTAACTATATCATCATTGCTCCAATCTCGCACATTATTAGGCTGAGGTACGCCGCCGCCGGGAGTATCAACGCCTGAACTATCCGACGGAACACCTACGTTGTATCTAGCATTTGACGATACTGGGTTAACGCCGTTAATTCCTATATCTCTTATTTTCTTACCTGTTCTAAAATCATATCTATCATCATAAAAGTCGATCGGTTCATAAAAATATGGATTACCAGAATCAGGTAGTGCTGTTGTAGAGCTAGGATTTTGGGAAACATTATGTCCGCCTGTTGTATAGTTATTGCCTGATGTTCTTAATTCTGCTGCTCGTTTAGCTGAATTACCTGTAGATGGATTTGCACCACTTTTACCTGAAGGTGTTACGTCTACTATAAAGCTTCTACCTGTGCCACCATTTTTGATGTCTTCTAATGCTTGAAAAAAAGTATCACAGTCGTGTAAAGCACGCTTTGTACCGATTCTTCCTAATCTTTTTGTTGCATTATTCTGAGAACAAGGTAAAGGAACACTTTCAAATTCTCCGCTCAAGTTAAATTGAAATTGTTCTGTAGTTATAGAACCTGCTAACCAATCATCGTATCTTCTCACTCGTTTTAAAACGTCTATTATTAGAACGTCTTGAACGTCTGCTGTAAATCTTGTATTGTCTCTATCTAAACCTACAGAATCTATTGCAGTTTGTAGTGTGGCTTGTATAAATTGATATCTACCACTAGCACTAGAGTTTACAAAACCTTTTCTTACGTTTTCTTGAACTAAATCTTTTTGCCATCTAGCTACTTCACTAAGTGTCATGCTTGTTAAGGACGGATTGTAACTGCTAGGATAATATGAAGTGTAAGGATCGCCACCGGCATT